CATCAGTTTTCCTGAGGTGCTGCCGGTTCTGAGTGCAGTGAATCCCGCGATCTGCGCTGCGGAGTTAAGAATGATGTGGTCGCCGACCTCGACCAGATGTCCTGCGCTGGTCGTTGGATCCGTGCCGTCACACCAGTACCTGATCGATGCTGTTTCGAGCGTCATCTCTGCTCTGGTTGCATCGAGATATGTGCCGGCTGTTAGTCCAACGGCTGTGTCGGCTACGGTGAGGATTTCGTGGTCGAATGGTGTGAGCCCACTAATGGTTACTTTATTATATACCATCTTTTCAACCTCGTATAATTATAAAAATGGTGATGGGCTCAGATACCCATCGCCAATACTCTCACTGATGTCAGTGCGCTCAAGTCCCTGCCGTTCGCAACCTCTCCGATGCGTGGCTGCATCGAAAGCGGATCGAGAACAATCCACGGAATTGCTAGCGTCACGAACGCGTTTGAGTTCAGCGTATCCAGATGGTTCTTTGCCGGATCCCATGTCGCAACTCCGGGTGCAGCCGTGCCGCTCATGTCATGCGTCCATGTTGCTGCCTCATTACCTGCACTAGTCTCTTCACCCACGACCTGAGTACCAAGCCCCGGAACTACCAGCGCCCGATAATTGCCTGTGCCGTTGAAGTCATACGCTTCGGTTGTAAGCGCAGTATCGCCGTCGCCGATTGCAGCCCCCGCAGGGAATGACGCATACTTGAGATAGGTCACCTTCAGGGTGTTGCCTTCATCGTCCGCGTGTGCGTCCAGCTCCGTGTCGCCTGAAGCATCGATGTCGATTACTGCCGTGTGTGTTGCAGATGGTGCTTCACCAACTGGTTCGAGAGCGTCGATTATGCTATCAGTATCGTCCCACACATACTGCACCGCGATCGCACGGTTTGCCAGAGCCACTTTCGCTGCTGCTGCCGTGATCTCCTCGTCCACAACAAGGGTTGCCGCTACTAACGGACCGCTTGTCTGTTGCGGGATGTACGTCACTTTCGCGACCGTCACAAGATCACCCGCTAAGAACGCCAGTGCTCCGGTTGTGAAGTTTACCGCTACCTGCTTCGTGAGTGGTGTCTCCCCCGTCGGAATGACGTTGTAAGCTCCTGCGTGGGTTGCTGTAGTTGCCTGCACCGCTACGATGTAGAGCGGCTTATATGCAAGCTGCCCGGCATGTGAAGCGACTGTGACCACTTCCTCCTCGACCAATATTGGAACTGTATCAAGGACTTTCAGCTTCTCATTCGTCTCGTCGTACTCGAATGAGTATCCGCCCTGTGGAGATGGGGTGACCATATCGGCACGACTGAGCCCCATATCTCCAGGACTGAAAGCCTCGCCCCCCAGTGGATAGCTACTATCGAAATCGACTGAAAGATGACGAATGCGCTGATTGCCGAATGTCGATCTTCGGTCTATTGTAGTTGTTAAGCTCATTATAGCCTCCTAAATGAATATTTCGCTTTTCGGAGTGTTTGCCGGATATTTGCGAGATGGCACAGTACCAGTCTTTTTGCCTTTTCGTGGCTTTTTGACTTTAGACGTTTCAACTGGCTTGTTAGCTGGAAAGGTTTTCTCTCTCACAACCTCTTTAGCCAGCTTCGGTTCAACCCGGAAAGGTGATCCACGCGCTTCTTTCTCGCGATAGAACGCTACATCCTCATCAAGAATCTTGCACGGTTGCTTCCGAAACATGGTATATCGCCGTCCGCTTGGAGCCGGATGGGAGAGTGCCCCATCCGATCCAATATATGTTACTGTTGCCATATCGCTACCCTCCTTAATCACTTCAGATCGCGTATCTTCCCCTGTGCAAGGAAATTGAAACACACGACTTCAAGCATCGTCCGGTACATTCCCTCATCCCCGAGCTTGTTGATTCCGAATGGATCTCCCTTGGACATTCCTGTCTCGAAATACTGCGTTGGCTTTGCGACCTTGATCTTCAGATAGTCAGTATTGACAAAGTACACCCGGCTGATCGTATCGACAGGAACGTCTTGACTTGTGATGATTGGAATACCTCTGTACGATGCGACATTCATCCCGGTGTCGACCCCCTCAGTCTTGACGCCGTTCACGGAGATTCCGCCAGCACCGACAGTCACATCGACATATCGCTGCATGGTCATCTGTTCCTGCACAATCCGCTCAAGGGTATCCTCACCGGTGATTATCAGGTTTGGTCGTTCTCCCGAATTGGTCTTGATGGTGCGGATAGCCGTGTCGAGCATATCCATCGTAAACGTCCGGTCCGTCCCGGAATTGTGCGAAACATACGAGTCATAAGTGGTGCCCGCGTCTCTATCTACAGTTGTGCCCCAGGGATCAAACCACTGGTCGTTTGCGCCGCCGAATGCATCCTCTTCTGAGTCGTTTGATATGATCCGGTCAAGAGTTTCAGGATTTGTTGGTGCAGTGTCATATCGATCTACACCGCCTGCCGCCGCCGCCTCTGCGCTTGCGTCCGCCATGAGCATCTTATTCAGATGTTCTGGGTGCTCCTTCGCAAAGTATTCCCTGAGCGCACCCATCGTATCGCCAAGTGTGTCGTCCTGTCCGTTCTCACCCAGGAACTGATCTACTTCGGACGCACTGAATGGGTGTGCAACGGATCGCGGCGTGGCCTTTAGCAACGTCCATGTGGGCTTGGTTGTGTCTGGAATGGTGCCGTTCTCTGCAACTCCGCCCGTGCCTTTTGTGGTGCTGCGAGCCGTGATGACTCTCCACCCACTTTGGTTCCAGGGGATCTTCTCAAGAGCAGAAAAGACATTAATCTCCTGATTGAGCTGTACCCATGCCTTTGCGCCGTAAATCGGATTGTATACTCCGGTTGTGGTCGAGAGCACCGGTGCATCGATCTTCGTCAGGACTCTTTGCATCTGTGGATCGATATAATACATGTTCTCGAGATCAGCAATCGTCTTGATATATCCGCGCATCTACGCCACCTCCACGTTGTTTAGTTCCTCGAATGACATCTTCCCAATCTGATCAAGCGTCATCGCCTTCGGTGCGTCATCCTTGATCAACGGCTTTCCACCTGCCATCGGCGGACGTTCCGCAGCGACAAAGCCTGCCTTCTGGAGTGCCTTTTCAAGCGCTACCGGAACCGTCTTCTCAAGTGCCGCTGCAACAGTCTTCTCGATTGTAGCCGCCTCGATCTTTGGAGAGTCGGTCTTCTCGATCTCCTCTTCCGGCTCTGGTGCCGGTGCAGGCTCTTCTCCTTCTCCGACAGGAGCAACGATCTTCTCGACAGTATCCATCCTTGAGGACAGACTCTGGAGCAGGTCAATTACCGCTTCGAGCTTGGTCTCAATATCATTACCAGCAGCCTCTTCAGGAGGTGCCAGATCATCTTGTTTCTTCACGGTGTCATCCCCTTCTTCGGCAGACGGGGTTTCCTCCGTGGTTTTCTCTTCTTTATCTGTGTCTGCCATGTTTACCTCATTTTTTGTCAAAAGCCCGTCTTCGGGCGTGACTGTAATATCTGATTTGGCGAGTTCGTTTACCGCCATGATTATCGCTTCTTTGTTCGCGGGTTTCTCGACCGCCGAACCTTCCCAAAGCTCAATGCCGCTGATCTGCACGTAACATCCTTCTTTCCCACACACTACGTTTTGTTTTCCAGGGAGTGCCATGCCGCCTATCGACATTCCGCCATACTTCCCGTTCTGGATGTTGTCCCACATCGCATCATCGATACTGAAATCATCATAGACCTGCCAGCCAACAACAACCTCCGCGCCCATATCACCATCCCACATCCAGTGACGTAGGGGCTTTCCCACAACCTTGTTTGTGTGTGTGTCGATCAGGACACCACGCTTCATGAAGATTGGCATCACCTTCTCGAACGCATCCGGGCTTATCCGGTCGTTCTGATTATCCGTGACGTCAACACTCAATTTGCCGAGAAACAGCCGCTTATCCTCTCCGTACTCGGCTTTAAGTTCGTTTAAGAGATCATCAGCGGATTTTTCCAACTCTGCCTTAAGTTTGCCACATACTTTTTTTGCCGTTTCCTCATCGTATCCTTGCTTATCCATCATTCCCTTTACACAAGCATCGAAGTCTTTGTACCCGGCGAGTGGCATGATTGTATTGTAGTTTGCCAGATATATAAAGAGTGGTGATTTAAAGTAATGTGGAAAGGTTTATAACGGTGCGCTGTAATGTACTGGAATATGTCAGAACTGAAGCAACTCTCAATCAAACTACCGCCGACCACATACACCGCGCTGGAAGCGGAATCCAAAAAACGAGAAGGACTGATGCCAGCTCCGACACGAACAGCAAGGCAGTTAATTATGGAGCGGCTAAAGCAGATCGAGAACGGAGAGTAAGATGAAACCAATACACCTATTCCTGATATTCGCGCTGGTCATATCATGCGGAGGCGTCGGCACAAAACCATCACACGACTTCGCTGTCGACGAGACCCGGAAGTTCGAGTTCACGCATGACAAGCTGGATTACAGTGGAAACATCAGGTGGGACGGTGAACATTTCGATATTGCCGCAATTGGAACCGGATATAAAGACGGCATATTCGTCGTAATAAACATATACGGAATCGATAATGACACCATGATCCAGATAAGTGGACCGGGATCATCATCTTATGTTGAACAGCATATCGACTTCAGCCGCACGGAAATGATGCACAAGATGGTTAATAATCCGGTGTGACCTTATGAATGCAATCGTGCGAAGTAAAATGGGGGGACTCACCCCTTCCAATTTTACTTATAAAAATATAAAGTCTGGTTTATAGTTGCTTTCATCCACAGGCACAACAGCATCGTCCTGTGGCTCGATTATGAAGATATGGTCTATAGTATCGAGCATCAGATTGAAAGCATGGTAACCACCCGGTGCTATCCTTCGCAATACATGAC